TATAATGTATATAAAGGTAAATCAGATAGAGCATTAAAAATATTAAGTGATAAAATAGTTCCTCTTCCTAATTGGAGAAATTTTGCAATGAAATTATTTAATCAAGGAAGACCAAGAAGTATTAAATTAAAAGGAACAAGTTTTTCTACTGGAGAATTAAAACCTTTTAATGTAGGTGGACTTGCTGCAAAAACTTTAGCGAAAACTGTAAGTCAAGCTATAACAAAAGTTAATCCTGGTAAGACAGCTATATCTACTACAACTGGTACTTATAAAAAAATGAATAAGATATTAGATGATAATAATGTTACGACAGTACATGACTTTGGTTCTGGATTAGGATTAGGTTCTAAAGAATTTGTAAATAAAAAAGTAACAAGTCATGAACCTTTTGTTGCTATAGAAAAAATTATACAATCAAAAGGTAAAGTACCTGATTATAAAACAGCAGATGATGTTATATTTAAAGAAGGTTTTAGTTCTAAACAAGGTGTTGTAAATGCTAATGTATTAAATGTAATCTCAGACCCAATTGAAAGAGCTAATGTTGTTAAACAGATAGGACAATTAGTTAGTGATGATGGTGTTGCTATTATAACAACAAGAGGTAATAGAGAAATATTATCACAAGCTAAAAAATCTAAGAATGCAGAAGCATTTGCTGATGGATTTATATTTGGTTCAGGTGATAATAAAACTTTTCAAAAAGGATTTAGTCAAAAAGAATTAGAAAAATATGTACAAGATATACTAGGTGATTTATTTAAAGTAGAAAAAATACCTAATAAATATGGTATTGGAACATCAGGTGTTATTATTAAAAAGGTTAGACCTACATTTAAAGATGGTGATGAAGTAATAGTACCACCTAAAAAACCAGAACAGTTTCAATCCTATGAAGCTATGTTAGAAGGTAATCCTGGTGCTAAAGAATCTGGTATTGCAATAACTGTTATTAAAGAGAAACCTTTATTACCAAAAAAGAAACCCAATATAGAAATACAAAAAGATTATTCTAAAGTATCTGAATTAGAGAAACCAAAAAAAGAATGGTTATTTAATACTGCAGAAAAAGTTTATAAAACTAATACAGATAATATTATACCAAGTGATATTATACTTGCTATCAATAGTGAAGAGACTGGTTGGGGTACATCAAGATTTATAAAAGATGGAAGTAAAAATTTATTTAATATACAAGTCTTTGATAAAAATAAACCACATATTAAAGCTACAGATAGTAAAGCTATGATTAAAAAATATGCTACTGAAGAAGATTCAATTAAAGATTTCTTAAATCTAGTTAATAAATCAGAGAAGTATAGTAATGTTAGAGAAACAATTGCAAAGTATAATCAAGGTGTAGCTAGTAAAGAAGATATAATAGATTCAATAGCTGCAACAGGATATGCAGAAAATAACGAATGGTCATCTAATGTTAAAAGTATTTTGAATAAAAGAATTTCTGGTAAAAATAAACAAGAATTAGCTGACTTATATGTTAATTTATTTACTAAAGAATAGTTGACACAACATAAAATTCCTACTATAATATAGGAACAGTAATGCTCATTAGAGATTACTAAAAATTAAATCGCTTAACGAAAGGATATAATATGACGATATTAAATTTTGACCCATTTAAAAATTATTCTATTGGATTTGATAGAATGTTTAATACTTTAAATGAGGTATCTAGAATCAATACAACAAACTTTCCTCCTTATAATATAAGAAAATTAAGTGACGGAAAATATCAGGTTGAAATAGCACTAGCTGGTTTCAATAAATCTGATATTAGATGTGAAGTTGAAGATGGTATATTAACTGTTGAAGCTATCAAAGAAGATAAGGATGGTGAAAACTTAATACATCAAGGTATTGCATCTAGAAATGTTTTAAGAAAATTTACTTTATCAGAATATATTAAAGTAGATACGGCTGACTTTAAAGATGGTATTTTAAGTATTAAATTATATGAAGAAGTACCTGAAGAAAAGAAAGCTAAGACAATAAAAATAAAATAACCTCCATAATTCTAGGGAGTGTAATGCTCCCTAGATAATAATATGACACCAAGAACTAAAACAGATATGATTGTTATTCATTGTTCAGCAACACCTGCTGATATGGATATAGGAGCAGAAAAAATTAAACATTGGCATGTCGTAGAAAATGGATGGGATGACATAGGCTATCATTATGTTATTAAAAGAGATGGTACTTTAGAAGTAGGTCGAGATGAATCTATGGTAGGCTCTCATGCAAGAGCAGTTAATGGTACATCAATAGGAATTTGTATGATAGGTGGTTCTAATAAGGAGGGTGCTTGGGAAAATAATTTTTTACCTGAGCAGTTTGATACATTAAAACAAATATTAGAAACACTAAAAGATAAATACGATATTAAAAAAATAATAGGACATTATGAAGTAGATGATAAAAAGAAATGTCCTTCATTTAATGTAAAGGAGTGGTTAGACAACAATGGGATTTCCAATACTTAGTGCTTTAAATCTAGCAGTAAAAGCAGGTACACATATATATCAAAATAGACAGAAAACTAAGATGTTAATGTCTGATGCTCAGATGAAACATGCTGAGAAGATGGCAAATGGTGAGGCAGAATATCAAGGTAAATTACTTGAGTCTAGAAATTCAGACTGGAAAGATGAATTTATTTTATTATTACTCTCAGCACCAATAGCATTGTTAACTTGGGCTGTATTTACAGATGACCCAAGTGCAATGGAGAAAATGAAATTATTTTTTGAATACTTTTCACAGCTACCTTTTTGGTATCAGACTATTTTCGTAGGAGTAATTGCGAGTGTCTATGGTTTGAAAGCTACTGATTTGATAAAAAGAAAATAAATGTTAAAAAAAATATTATTGTTAATAAATCATTGGTCAAGTAAACTTAGTGTCTGGTCATGGCAAAAGCTATGGGGAAACAGACAGAAAGGAATAGGTTATAAAAATGAACTATTATTTTACAGGTACATTAATTATATTAATGGTATTATTAGCAATATTTGGAGGACCAGTAAGGTAATGTTTGATAAGTTTATGTATAAAGTTTTAGGAGCAATTGATAATTTCTTTTTAAAAGTAGAAACTATATTTACTAAGAAGAAGAAAGATAAAAAGAAAAAGACTACTAAATTTTTAGATGAGGGAATTTAATGATTATAAAATGTAAACAATGTAATGAAGAGTTTGAACCTAAGAATGAATTAGATATTTTCTGTGGTCAAGATTGTAAAGAAGAAGCATTAGCAGAATTAGATTCTGATTCTGATGAATGTTTATCTTGTCAATAAGGAGAATGATATGAATTTTAAATGGGATTTAAAAAAACAATTAGAAGAAAAAAGAAAAGCTGAGTCTGCTAAAGTACAACTTCGTGAAAGAAGTAAGCAATCTATTGCTAGACCTAAAGCAGAAAAGAATATAACATCAAACGACCCTAGACTACAAGGAATATAATATGTCTGATTGTATTAAATGTAATCATAAATGTCATTGTAACATTGACAAATGTTCTAGATGTGCATGTAATAGATGTACTCATTTAGAAGAATGGGAAGAAGCTTTAACATTAACAGATGAATATATTTCTTGGTGGAAAAAAATTTTAAATATTTTTAAATGAAAATAAATGATAACACTAACATAGGTCTGCCATTAAGAAACCTTATAGGTTTAATCGGTGCTATAATTGTAGGTGCATGGTTTGCATTTGGTGTTGTTGAAAGATTAAATAAATTAGAAACAAAGAACCAATTATTTGAACAAGACTTACTTGAAGCTAGTAAACAGAAACCAATAGACCAAGAGCAGTTCATGCTTCTCGAACATATTGCAGAAGGATTAGAAAAATTAACTATTAGAGTTGACGACATGATGAATAATAAAGTTAATATTAATAGACTACAAACTGATGTTGAAAGACTCAGAATAGATGTAGAAAAATTAAAAGATTCTGTTAGAGCAAATATAGGTAAGTTAAATGGTAATTACTAAATTAGTATTTGCACTATGTTTATTTATTAATGGTGAACTTATAGAACATAGAATACAAGATGATTTATCTACTTGTTTAAAAATGAAAAGAGAAGCCACTAGAAATATGGATATGGCTAACAAACAGTTTATGTGTGGGGAAGTAAAAGCTGAATTAGAAACAAATATTGATGGTAGTAAAACCATTAAAAAGATTATAGCATCTAAATAAATTGGATTTAAAAAAATTGACAATACTAGCTAATGATTTAAGAAGTAATCTTCTTAATCCATATGCAAAAGAATTAATTAATCTTCGATATAGACCTAAGATTATTAAGAATAAAAAAAAGTATAATAGAAAGAAGGTTAAGATATGAAATTTGTATTAGTGTTTTCAATATGTTCTGCAATCACAGGGTTTTGTAACAATCCTATGGTAGTAGATAATAAATTTAATTATTGGTCAGACTGTGTTGCAGCAGGAGGAAAATTAATAATGGATTTTTCTAGTAAGATGCCAGAAGAAACTAATAAAGATAAATTATATATTAGTTATTTTTGTAATGAAAAAGAAAGTATAGGAAGTCCAACATAATTAACTTAATTCTTTTAAAAGAATCTCATACAAATCAGTTATCTCATCAAACTTAGTTTCTGATTCTCTTAACATTGCAGTTACGATTCCTGAATTTTCTTTTTTAAAATGTAAATTAATTTTATCTTTAGGATATAAAGATTTCTCAACAATAAATTGTCCAGTATTATTTATAATTAATTTAAATGTAGCTAAATCAGCTTCAGTTTTTTTACGTCTCTTATTATTCTTTGGTAATTTTCTGCGAATCATTATCTATAGATACATTATTATTATTAATCTGTCCGTCATCATCTAACAAACTATCAATACTGTTAGTATAAATCTCATTTAACTTTTCATTATTCTTTTGAATCTTTTTTTTAAGATGGTCTTTCAAAGCTTCAATCTTAACAAACAAGATTTTATCTATAGTAGGGTTTATACCATACATAGGTAGGTCATTAAGAGAAGAGATAATTCTTCTAAATCCTCTTGCTCTTTTTTCTAATTGACTTATCGTACTTTCATGAATCATAATCTCTCTCCAATATCATTTCAAGATAGTGAATTGCTTTCTCAATATCTTTTCTTTTTCCTTTTAGTTTATGTCTGCAAATATATTTAATTGCATTACCCTCAGCAAATAATAAATTATTCTCATTAATAAATTGTGCAGGTTGAATCNTCATACCTTTATANTGAGTTCCATCTACCTGCTTATTTAAACTATCATAAGCTAATCCATTAAATAAACTTTTATCTGTCATATTATAAAGGTCCTTTCTCAATCATCTGTTGTCTTCTGTAAATCTTTTTCAGATGGTTGTAACATAGCATTTAAATCATCATATGTCAACTGTTGGTTGTGTTTTAATTTTTTAACTACCCATTTATATGACCAGGGTTGTAATCTTAATGTAGTGTTTTGCCAATAGTGAGTTTGATTTGGTAAGAATTGTAGTATATTTTTATAGTTAATCTTACTAGCCTCCTCTTTATTTAACAAAGAAGATAACCATTCAACTAAAATATGCTTAGCTTTGTTTCTTATCTTACTCATTTTCTTTGCGTTCATTTTTTTCCTTCCTATGTGAAAAGACTTCATACCATGTATCACATTCATCACAGTTATACATACTAACTATATCGTGTTCTGAATCTGGATAAGTATCTTCAGTATCATAATCTTCGTTC